GAGCTTGTGTCAGTCACAGAAACATCCACCGTGATTGCAGATGCAGTGCGATTAGACACTGTCATACCGATCACTGTCGTGGTTGTTGCTGACGGCGCAATATATACATCGACGTTTGACGTTCCGATGGAGTCCGATACTGCGTTCTTAAATGCGTTTGCCATACCCTTATCCTAAAGCGATTGCGAGTGCTAGGGCATCATCAGATGAAGCCGCACCAAGATTAGATCGAGCCGTGTCTGCATTACTGACATCAGACAGATTGTTGCTAGCCTCTAGCTTGTCCGTGTTCAGGTTTGAGAAGTTATCGTCAACTTCCTGATTGGTAAGGGGAGTTCCCTTGACCGATCTGAGCGTTAAAGTAGACACAGCTCACCTCTTACGATGCTGAAATAGTGATAGTCCAAGTCACTGACAAAGTATCGTCAGCCGCCTTGTTGACTACTGAGAACACCGTGCGACACAACATATCGCCAGCAGTTGCCGCGTTAAAGATACCGGCTTCAGTCACTGCACCAGTTGCATCACCTGCCTCAAAGGATGAGACATAAACAACAGTGTTATCTGTGACAGTGGTTGAATCTAATGCTTCGCGTGAACCTAAGAGAGACTCAAGGTCAGTGTCATTAGCCGCAGCAGCAGTTGTGCCTGAACCCAATGCCATGTGAGACATAACATCCTTAGAGACACCTGCCATGCGTGATGCGATAAAGTCTAAGCCAGCATCAACAACCAAGTTATCTATTTCGCGAGTCTCTTTGACTTGCCCATCTTTGCCACGCAATTCCAATGCTACGCGACCTTTCAGCTTCAAATTGTCAGTAATCATGTAAATGTCCTCGACGTTCCGACATAATCTTCTGCGAAATAAGTGATGTCGCAGTAACTTTGGGAAACAAGTGATCCAGAGCTAGAAATTGAACCTGTGTCACTTGCTACTTTTCCTGTTGATTTTACTTCAGTCTCAATAACAAAACCACTGTCACTCAATGGCTTGCCGACTGAGATAACCTGAGTATCGACAAGAATAGATGCGTCCGACAAAGACTTGCCGAACGTAAATACTGATGTTTCTGTGATGCCAGGTGAGTCTGATTTATCTACTTCCCGCGTGAAGAATGTGCTTTCACTCACAACCACAGAGTCAGAAAATACTTTAGACAGTGCAACGGAACTGCTGTCAGAAATAGCAGACGCATCGGTGAACTCTCTGTTATAGCTCACTGTGCGAGCAAATGACTCACCGATAAATGCAGAATCACGTTTGACCTTAAAGAAGTCGATCTCTTGGTCATCAAGGATAGAAGCCTCGCCATCTACATCGTCCGTCACGCCAACAGAGTCAGAGATGTTTTTACCGATCCCTAATGTTTCGTCGTCGGTCAGTGCAGCACTGTCTGATTGTGGCTTAGAAACCCGGATAGAAGGCAAGTCGGAAACGCTAGAGGCATCTGATTGTGACTTCGTGATGTCTTTGGCAAGTTGTTCAGTAATAGCTGAACTGTCAGACAATCCTTTACCAATCGCTCGGTTGAGAACCTCTGACAAGAACGCTGAGTCAAACTTACCAAGTGCGTTGAGGAAAAAGCCGACACGATACTCTAGGACTGCTCGTGAATAGGTAATGGCAGACTTTGCGCGGTCACCAACAGTGGACGCGATAGCGCGTAGACTTGTCAGCTTGGCGCGGATAGTCATGCGAAATCTGCTCGGAGCAAGAACTCTAGGATTTCATAGACTGTTTCACGATTACCGTTATCGAATACGATCTCTACTTCGCCTTCATACTTACCTGGATCAATGTCCATCTGCACTGAAGTAAATGAGAAATCTACAATGCCGTTTCCGGCTTGAGCAACGGTGCTGTTACCTGTTGCAGAGAAAAGAACAGTAGTCGCTCCTTTCTTGCGGAAGTGTAAGTAAACGGTAGCCTCTGACACATCAATCACATTGCCAGTATCTTCTCTGGTCAACGTAACTCGGATGTTTGGAGTGTCACCCTGAATCAATAAAATCGGATCAGCCATCTTGTCCTCACTGTGGCGGTTGAGGCCACTCTACGTCATCAAGTGATGTGATATTTGCGTAAGTCTGTGGCAGATCACGCAATGCTTGGCGGTAATTATCCCATAAATCTTGGTTTGATAGGGTAACGTCTGGCATCTGTGTATAGTCAGACTCTGCCAATAGTTCGTCGCGCTTGATGCGCAGCATAATCAAAGCAAATTCATTTGCCATTGTTTGATCTGTTAGAACCCAATCCATTGCAGAGTTAGACCACTCCCAGCCAGCGCCTTTAAACTGACCTTTGTTGGCTTTCTGTTCTTCTGTGTACTCAATCAACTGACCATCTGCAATGTACTGGTTTTCATTTACCTCATTGATTTCTATATAGTCTTGACCATCTTGGCACTGAAGCGCAGCTCCGTCTTGATTACCTGTGTAAGCGCAGACGATATTTCCAGATGCAGTTTCGTAGATTGCGTAGTTCTTCATTTCTTCACCGTGAGTCGGCTGATTGATCTTGCGTTGGCTCGGAGTATCTTTCCTGATTGCCCGTGATACAAGAACACTTGATATACGTCTGTCCCAGTAGTCGATGGCGTATGCACAACTGACCCTGAAATTGTCGTATTAGGCAGAATTTCGTTCGATGAATTGACTGAGTAACTACCGATCTCAAGCAAGAATGTAGTGCTTCCACCTCTGTTGACCGCCAATCCTGCGACAAACTGCTCTTTAGTGTTTGTGAAGGCATGGCAAGAGAATGTGATTAAGTTTGGCACGTTGCCAATACTTGAGACTGACAGTTGCTGAACCACAAAGTATTGTGCGCCAGATGTAGTGATTGATGTTGGCGAGATAGTAAACGCAGCATCAGGCACGGTGACCGCGTTGTCTGCGATCTGTAGCGTATCAACACCGAGGTTCTTAATCTGAATGCCAGACCCACCTGCCTCGATTGTATTGCCATCAAGCTCAATGCGGTCAGCGTCAACAACACCTGTCTTAATCAACCCACCACTGATCGTTGTGATCTCTGTGCTGTTTTCGTCTGCTAGCTCGTTGTTCAAGTTAGTAAACGTGACTAGGCCATCAAAATAGAATGATCTGAATGGTGAAGAAAATACGATGGTCTGTGATCCATCAATGTCCTCAACGTTGTACTGTGCAGCCCAATACTGATCCGCGTTATCACTAATCTGCGGTGGCGTAGATGCCCAACCTGAAGTCAGACCTGATAAAGCCAGTGTCGAGAAGTTAAAGCTAGATGCGCTCGGTGTTGATGGAGAGGATGACGATGCACTTTGATAATAAACGTACCCAGATGCTGTCTTTGTATCAACGCCGCCAATGACGTTCATGCCACCTGCCATTGAGTGACTTGTGGCAACAAATGCTGACTTAGCACCTTTGGAACTAATCGCTCTGACTCTTACGTCATACGTTTCACCTGACTCAACTCCACCGATGCCAGACACAGATGTCTCTGTTGTATATGATGACTTGTAAGACGTTTCTGATGACTTCTTCCACAAAACTTCGTAGTTAAGAAGGTTTCTTGCTGTGCTTGCAGTCCAAGATATTTCCCAAGACACCTCTTGCACACCTGAAGGTTGGCTAACCAATGAGCTTGTGACAGCTAAGTTAGTTGGGGCCGGTACTGCAAAGTTATCTGTATATGGTGCTGCGTTAGCAATCAGTGCCTGTTCGTCTGTGGCAGTCCAATCATAAGTGCTTTCGTTGATCTCGCGAGCCATGATGTCAACGCCAAGCGTCCCATCGGCCTCTGGGCTAATTGCAACAGAGCCAACTTCGAACACCTTGTCGTTAAACCCAAGGCGAGTGTTATTTACATATATGTTATCGCCAACCGTGATGTTGAGTGCAGATAGCTTGCACCGCATCTGAATAGTGATTTCTTGGCGTGATTGATTCAGCAATACTTTGGCAAGACGTTGGGCAGTCGCAGAGGATGTGGTGTAGGGTAAATCTAGATTCGCGTACCGAGTAAGTCCATCAATGGACTGATATGAACTCGATTCAATGGTTGGGTACTCAGTCGGCTGATATAAATTGTCAGGATTACTAAATATGCCTCTGACACCATTGTAGAAGTCGCGAGCAGAGTTCTTAGTGATGACGGTGATGTCGCTGATGATGTCGTCTTCATCGAGAGTGACGGTCGGTGTTCGGTATTCAGCACCAATCAGCTTAAACTTGCCTGCTGCATAAACAAGTTTGCCACCCATAGATAACAGCATTTCTTCAATGACCTGCTTAGGTGACGCTGATGTATCTACAACACCATTGATCGTATAGCGATCCTCAGTACCACCAGCATCAAGTGCAACCTGCTCGTTACACAGCACAATGGCCTCATTGAAAGATGTGAAGTCAATCTCACTATCAGCAACGCCAAGTCCATACTCGTCATTTCTCAGATAGTCCAAGATACACATTGCAGCGTTGTCAGAATGGCCTGTGACTTCGTTGACCGAATCGTAGACTTCTTTGCCATCAACAAGAGCGGTGATATTAGGGATTCCGGTGGGAAACTTGTCTGGGCTGTATTTGAGCTGAACCATGATGTACGCAACGCCGCGCAATCGGTGATCTGTCGTCCAATCCGCAAATGTATTAACTAACTGTGTGCTAGCTGCCTGGTCATCTGCACCATCATAAAACTCGATGTTGAATAGCTCTTGGTCACCTGCGTCATACTGAGGAGCAGTCGTGTCTTTAACGTGATTTGATCCATCCCAGTAGTAGACACGATCTTCGCCAAAGTAAACCTCACGGATTCTATGAACCTCATGGCCTGCAAGCGCAATAACCATGTATAAAAACTTGTTTTCCGCACCGTCCGTTCCAAGGAATACCTGAGTGCCACCAACTCGGCGTGTGCCATAGATAACTTTGCGAGATGCTATCGGATCACGACCACTGACCAATGTGCCTGCGATCTGTTCCTTAGCTGATGCGCGGGCTAATGCACCAAGAGCTGCAC